TGCTCGGTATGTTGTACAACCCCAAATCGTACATGACTGGGCTGCTCAACCGGGTTCTACTGCACGTATGAAACGCTTTGGCTTCTGGAACGATCCAGGGTCATACACACTCTCTGCCCGTGCACGCGATAAATCACAAGTCATCGGTACTGGTGGTGGTCGTGGCTTGCCAGAAGAAGCAGTCACCATTACTCTTCAAGAGTTTACTGGCCCATCCACTGGTAATAGCACCAACCCCAATGAACCCGGGGTGTTAAAGATTAATATGTTCGACCTCATGACCATGCAGCGTAACCTGTATGACATGAGCCGCGCTGACCAGTTCCATCAATCCATCGGTAGTGAAACCCTATTTGAAGACTATCGCCGTTGGAAGGATAGCGTCTACATCGGTCTAGCTCTATCTGCTAACCCCGCAACAGCAACCACTGGACAAGTTGCTAACAACCTAGTGGGTGGATACTATAACCCCGCAGGTATAGTTAATGGTGGTACTTATAACACAGCTACAGGTGCACCTCGACTAGACTTCACTAGAGATGTACTTAAGGTAGTCGCTGATATGCGCTCTCGTTTAGTCCCTCCTTTCCAATCTAACTTCGGTGATGTGTATCATGGATTGGCTAGCCCCGGGTTCATGTTGCAACTACAACAAGACTCACGCTTCTTACAGGTAACACAGTACCCAGGTGTTCCAGTATCCATGCTTCCCATGAGCGCACAATCTGCAACCCTACCTCAGATGATGCCTCTACAAGACTGGACAATGTCACCTAATGACCTTGTCAAGAGTGGTGGCTTCTATGGTCAAACTGGATTCATGCACTCTATGGTTATGCCACTAGGGTTCATCATGGGTGGTGTACGTTGGTTTGAAGCAACTAACCTACCTACTATCCCAGTTACCCTAACTACCTCTGGTCTAGCCTCACAAGGTTATGCTGATGGTACTTCTGTAGTACGTCAAGCAGAATGTGCAATCATCATTGGTACTAATGCCATTGGTGAAGCTATCTGGGGTGAAGGGCCAAGAGTCAAGCTTAACAACAACACTGACTATGACCGCTTCCTAATGGCTATCTGGCAGGAGTACGTATTGACTATTCTAGTCACAACTCTAACCGAGTAACTCTTACCCAAATCAAGGAATTGCTTGACACTGCTGAAACCCAAGAAGCAGTGTTTTGGGATAAAGAAGTCGTGGTGTCCTATAAACTATCTTCAGGCTTTACCCTGCTTGGTAGAGGCGCTTGTGTTGACCCTGCTAACTTTAATATTGAGATTGGCAGACAAGTAGCGCGAGAACAAGCTGAAAACCAGTTGTGGCAACTAGAAGGTTATCTCCTTCAAAACAAACTTGTGGGCAAACTATAGCTCATCCTTCCCATCACCTCCCTAACCCTAAAGAACTATGTCTGCAACATTTGGAAACTATATTGGTTCTGAGAATGCTGGTAACCTCGTTAACTCTCCTATCAGTGGCGTAATAGGCGCTATTGATGGAGTATTCCGAGTAACCACCACACCTCAGACCGTCATTACTGCTCGTATCCCCGCGAACCCTCTAGGCACTGACCAAGTAGCGGGTTCTGAACTCCTCACAATCTCCCCTAACTTAATCATCCCTCTTAACGCTTACGTTACTGAAGTGTCTTGGATGCTCCCTGGTAGTGCATTTAGCCCTAATCAACAATCCTTTGTATTCAACGTGCTGACTGGTACTTCTACTAACACACTCAAGGTGGCTACGGCTGCACAAGGTGTTGCTAGTACTGTTGCTAACTCACTTGGCGGTCTATCAGCACAAGTTCAAGCTAATGGCAACTTCCTAGCTGCTGACCACTTCAGCGTACTAGGTAAAGTGATTAACCCATTTGCTAATGAAGCAGTGGCGGTAACTGGCTTAGGTGCTTACACTGGTACTGATGCTGACCGTACTGTTAACTTATACTCTACGGTTACTGCTGGTACATCAGTTGGTAGTGGTATCTCTGTAGCTAACATCCCTGTAGGTTTTGGCTTCCCACAATGGGTAGACATCCCTATCCAAATCAAGTACTGGTTAGCTCCTACTGTGGATGCACTGTCCTACATCCGTGGTCAAATTATCTAGATCGCCTCTTAGGTCAAGAAGATTTCAGAAAGCCCTATCTATTATGGATGGGGCTTCTCTGTATAGACTTTAAAAGTCTAGTACCTCAAATGTAGTTGTAGCTTTCATAATTCGATATTTTGCAACAGCCCGACTATTAAGACAAACAGCACTTTCATTCTCACGCCTTGCCTTTTGAAGAAGCAGCCTAGCATCGTGAATATTATCTATTCTTGGAGTGTTTAAACTGTAATCACTTAGCAGCCATCTATCATCCTTAAAGCAAACTTCAACAACGTATAAAAAAACTTTAGTCTCACTCATCTCTTAACCCTAAATCTCCCCCATAGCGTAGCGTAGGGTATCATTAGAACATCACTATTATTGACCCGATCCCGATATGGAAAAAGTTATCCACAAAACAAAAGGACTATGTAGTATTTGGTCAGAGTTCTATGACTATTTCGTACTGGTAGATGCTAATGGCAAGAAGTTCCAAGCACAAGCTCATGAGTTCACAAGACCTATAGATGTTAATGCTACTGAAGTATCGCCTAATCTATCTTTCCTAGAGTCATGCTTTAAAGCTGACGTACAAAGATATCCTATAGATATCAATGACCTATCCATCATTACTGAGGATGTAGTTAAAGCTCTAGGAGTAGATGAGGATGTAGCTAGAGTGATAGTCATGAATCGCCCCAATCAAGGCTATCTAGACTACCCACATCTAACTACTATCCTCACTACTAATGGCGTACACCTAGACCACAAAACTTTAGAGCATTTCAAGTCTCTGCAATTGGTGGTGTTTGGTGGTGTTGAAGAGTTGTATTAAGAGTAAGATTAGATAAGCAAATTACTATTAATGACAATGAATCCACCAACCGTACAACATCGCACTAGAGGACTATGTACCTTACTCAATGAGTTCAGCACCTACGTGTATCTACAAGACTCTAGTGGTAATAGGTTTGAATCAGGCTTAGGTGATATCATCCAAACCTTTACCTCAACCACACCCGTCATAGTCACACCTACACCCACTATTGCTGGTAGCCCTGCACAAGTACAGGTCAACATTAATGATGAGTCCTTAACTGCAACTGACTTAGCTGAGTTAGTTAGAGGAATAGGGCGTGCTATTGCTAAGGGTATTGTAAACAACCGCCCTAGTGGTGGGTATACAAGTATTGAACACTTAGTTGAAGTACTAACCTTAGCTAAAGTCAACTTCAACCAAGCTACTATTGATGCTATCAAAGCTGATAATTCTCTTGTGTTTGGGAATGTAGTTTCAGAGTAGCCGCTAAATCAATTTGCTTATAACGTTCTGTGCAAACACCATCAATAACAGGCTCTACCCAGACAACTCTTTTAACTCTACCTACACGTCTATGGTCAAATATTCCATGTAGGTTTCTATAAAATATTGATTCATCTAAACGATAGGACATAATAACCTCATGGAACTTTCTGAACGTGATAAATCTAGGGTACGCTTCTGCCGTAGGCAATACTAGACAAGGACTGTATCAGTAGTGATAGTTTCTCTTCTAATGCCTCTAAACTCAGCATGAACAAACTCGTCTCTAGTAGACAAGAACTCTGCTAGTAATCTACTGTAAGCACCAGTAAAGCTATCATCGTCTTGTGCGCTAGTAGTCATGACTGTGTACCATCTATCCTCACCCTTATAGGATTCAGTTCTTATATACTTAGACTGTATTAAATATTCTTTCATGGTAGTAATTAATGGAATTGTCAGAACGTGATAAATCAAGAACCAGATTTCATCTAGGTTATGCAGACTATGCTGGTATCCAAGCGGGGGAGTGCGAGCAGCTAGAAATGGCTATGTCTACTATCAGGGATGAGGTAGTACTTACCTATATCCGTAGTTACTTAGATACTTTAGATGCAATATTCCTAGCTAAAGATCCTACTAACCCTGATAGCTTTACTCAGATACAACTCTTTGCTGGTGATATCAACCGTACCCGCACTGACAAATCCCCCATTACCACAATGAAGCAATGGGGTGAGATTTATCGTCAGTACTGTGATGAGTTAGCTAACACTCTATTTGTCACAAACTTTAGGAACAAAGACTACGCCTATAGATTCTCTAGGAGTGGTAGCGCCTATATCAACGCAGTCCCGGGTATGGCAGTGCCAAACATAGGATCGCGTATCTTTATGCACTCTTATTTAGCTTGACATTAGCCCATAAATATATGCTCATAGTTGGCAAGCAAATATATAAAGGGATATTGTCTAAAGGCTGCTCTGGTTCTATTCTCCATTCCCAAGCCCAACTACTAAGCTGATGAAACATAAGTTCAATAGCAAAGGTTTTGGTAACTAGCTTTATTCCTCTGGAATCCCAGTCTTTTGTTAGTTCAATCTTCAAAGTTAATGTTCCTCCTTGGATGTTTTGGAAACATCAGACAGTTAAACCTAAACCAGAAAGTAGGTAGATTAACTGATAATCCAAAACTAAGTTGCGTTTTATAAGACTTGAACTCATTGTTGGTCATATTCCATAAAGATAAGGGGAAGAAATACATCTGAATTGTTATATGCAGCCATTGACTTAACCCTAGATAAAGCTCAATACAGTCAGCATCATCTGACCCTGAATAAGGGTTAGTTGGATCGAAACCAATAATGGATGTTCTAAGTTCCATCAGTCTTCTCCGTGAACAATGACAAGAAAGTTTAACGATGGCAGTTTATGATAAATCCTAATTAACTCATTAACAGGTCTAGAGCCAAATACTTGTACCTCCCATTGCCATAGCCAATTATATATAGGTTGAAATGACCATTGGAAGATAACTCTATAGCCCCAAGCCCAAAGAACAAGAATAACAAGGTCAAAATCGGCAATAGTAAACAACATTTCTTCCTCATCTTTTCGCCAATCAGTAATGGATAAATGCCATCTCATACTTTCACCTTCTTAACTACTATCCCAAAATCAAAAGACGGGAACTTGTGGTTGACCCGTATTATTTCGCCAAAAGGTCTAGGGTTAAATACATCTACATCCCATTGCCATAGCCAATTACAGATAGGTTGAAATGATAAAACAATATTGGTGTTATAGCCAAGAGTTCTGATATCAAGAATAACAAGGTCACAGTCACTTGCATTTAACCAGTCTTCGGATGTTTGCCAATCATCAATTGATAAATGCCATTTCACGGTGTCACCCTCTCCTTAAGAAAGTCCAATGCGCCATTCAGTAAAGCCTTAAGGTTAGGACTCCATAGAACAGTAGTGTCATTATCCCAAGATATCCTTAGCTTCCAACCATTACCTTTGGTATGACCATCAACACTAACACCACAATCATCTAGCTCTGACTTATATCTAATGCCACTGTAGTAGCAAAGATCTGGGTCTAGCTTAGATAGGAATGTGTGCAAGTCGTGATGGAGAGATAATTGATTGTCTTCAACATTAGCGATAATCAATTCATCTTGTTTAGCTTGTTGCTTATGAATTGCATCATAAAGTACTTGTGCTCTAGTCATCTTTGTGTTTCTCCCAAAATAAAGCTTTTGCAATCCATATTAGGACTATGAGTAGTAGTCGTGCGTCCATGTTAAAGCCCTAACTTATCAAGTAAATCTTTAATTGCAACTTTCATCTTAGGCTCAAGAAGTGCGCTTAGATTATTAATCATTTGCATCATTTCTTTGCGGCATTCAGTAATAGTCTCTAAGGGAATTTCTCGCCTTAAAAAGACTAATGCCTCTAACACAGTTTTTGTGTCATCACCAAGCAAGCCAAATAAAGCTAGCGTAATTTCTTTGTCAGTCATTTAAGTAAGGTACTATAGATATTATCCCCTAGCGTAGCGTCCATCCCTCATGGCATCCCCCAACACTGAGCCAATCTTTAAGAAGATACCCTTTAAAGCAGTAGTATCTTTGAGTAATCAAGTCATCCCTCGTAATGGTGGTGACACAACTAGCTCTGCATTGCTCTTAGTCCAAGCTGGTGAGAATGGACTCATCATAGAATCTATTCAAGCAATACCTGTAGCTACTAGTGGCACTGTACCTACCACTGTACTTAGACTATTTAAGAAAGGGGCTAACAGTACACGATTAACCCTAGCTCTACCAGAAGTACAGTTAGTATCTATTGATAGTGCATCAGTTAATGACGCTACTGCCCTAGTAACCATCAACGTCCCTTTACCTGACTCAATACAAGGAGTGTTAGGAACCAAAGCATTACTACTTGGCCCTAACGAATCCTTATACGCTGCCCTCTCCCAAAGTGTTAGTCCCAATGGGTATAACATCACTGTTCAGGGTGGGTTCTATTAGGGTTGTATCTACATAGTTGCAATCAAATGGTTCAATGATTAACTCACTGCCATCCTCAAATAGTATTGATACTTCACCAGCCATATCAGGGTAATACCCGCTATGTTCATTGGTAAACTTTGCAGATTTAACAACCTTACCTTTTAACTTATCTACTATCATGGCTTCCTACCGCTTTAATCGATTTCCTAACGACATTGCTAGAGTCAATGTCAACTTACTCTCAGACTCTTTCTACATCGCACTAGTAACCGCACTGCCCTCAACATCAGTATCAACAAGGGCTGATTTGACTAACGAGGTTAGTGGCGGTTCCTATGTGCGGAAAGACCTAGTTAAATCTAGTGGTACTAATCCCAACACCTATCTTTCTAATGCCTCATCCCTGAGATTTGATAACACCGTATGGACAGCACTATGGGCTGCTACTGCTGCCCCCATTGTTGGTGGTGTTATCTTCAAGGGGACTGTAGGGACTTCGGCTAGCACTGACATTGCACTAGGCTTTGTTGAACTAGTACCAGCCTACACACCTCCTACATCGCCTAGCCCAAGTCCTGCTACATTTACCTTTGTGTGGAATACGGCTGGGGCTATATTCCTAGGGCAGTAATTAAAGGATGATGATAGATTGTTCAGAGGATTGCATCTTGGCTATAACATCATCATTGGTTAACGCCTCAACCCCATCTACCACAACCACATCATCAACATCACCTCTAACAAAGCTCTGAACTACAGGCATATCCCACATTTCCTTAGGGATAGGAATGTTCTGGGCTAGGCAAGTGCTGATACTTCCATACATCTCGCCTAGGACAAAGATGGAGTAGGGAGTGTTAAGCATCTCATCTGTTAGCTCAATATCTTGTGCAGCGCCTTCTTCTAGCAATAGAGGTTTGATATTTTCATCAAACACTTCTTGTGGGTCTTTAACTTGTAGCATTGGAGTCCTCTGTAATTAGATTGTCTTTAATCCACTGGTCAGCCAATAGGCTTTCAAGTGTTTCTGTTGATTGATTTAGCAGCACTGTTGCAACTCCAAGACGGTATGCCATGAGAAACAAAGCACGATTAAATTTCATGACCTTAATATAGCTCTCCTTTGCTTCTTCGCCAGATGGGACTGGCACTTGATGTAAAATTCCATCTTTGAATGCTTCGTCAACTGTTTTAATTTTCATGTCATGCGGGTCTTTAACTTGTAGCATTTAGTTCACTGTATATTCTGTAATTGATTCAACTTCGTTGACATAACCGCAATGAGGGCAAAACACAAGGCTCCCCTCTTGTGGCTTAATATCAGCACACGTCCACCATTTGCTGCAACTGTCGCAGTTGTAGTGGTAAAGAAATTCTAGCGATACTTCCATGTTCACAGTATATTTAAACTATCCCCTAGCGTAGCGTCTTATGTCCATCATCCCTTGCAGGCAACTTCTTACCTCATCCCTAACGCTCTACGTCAACTGGTGGGGTTCGGATACTAATAATGGACTAGCACCACAAACAGCTTTTCAAACTATACAAGCAGCAATACTAGCCTTTAGTACTAAGTATGATACTGGAGGCTATGACCACACTATTAAACTAGCTGATGGATACTATAACGGTGCTACGTTAACTGAAGTAACTGGTGGTGGTAGCATTACAATTACTGGGAATGGGGCAGGCACTATTATCAAGGGTAACATCCAAGTCAATCAAAGACGCACTAGATATATCCTCAAGAACTTAACGTTTGCCCCTGAAAACACCTTTGCTGTATCTGCTGTCAATGGATACATAGAACTAGCCGAAGGTATCACCTACAACATTACTCAAGCTACATCGCCAGCACTCCTAGTATCAGAGCTAGATGGTGTGATTAGGGTAATGAATGACTTTGCCCTTACCTATACAACTGGTGTACTACCTACCTTAGCCTTTGCTAGAAGCTCTGGGAAGATAGTACTTCAGAATAGGCAAGTAACAGCTACAGGTGCTTTGAACTGGTTAACTGCTACTTTGTGGGCACAGAGTTCTGGTATTATAGATGCACGTAACTTTAGACACACTGGCACTGACCCGACATCAGGTTTACGCTCAATCCAAGAATCTAGCGGAATCATAATTGGAGATAGCGGTACAGACATTCTAGGTACTACCAATGGCTCTACTACTTTAGTAACCCAGACTGAACCTGTAGTAATACCTCAAGCACAACTTGGCTTTACGATGCCTATTAGTTTCAGTACTGCTACTTATTCTCTATCCTAGTAAAGATTATTTTCTTTAATTCAGCTATTTCATCATGCCAAGATTCAAGCAAGTCAATACTGATACCTAGTAACAACATTAACTTCATTACTGTTTCTTGATTGCCTTGAGAGTACCCTAGGATAAATAAAGCTTTCTCTCTATCAGTCATAATCCGACCCTCTTAATCTTTCCCCCATAGCGTAGCGTCCATGAGTACAATCTCCCCTCAAGAATCCCAGTACTATAAAGAATTTGTCACACCCTTTCAACCACAGGGGCGCTCTTTCCTTGGCTATGACTTGCGTGGTACTCAGTGCGATAGGTTTGGTAATGGTAATCTAAGGCTAACGGGGTATGGAGATTCTAGCGGTGGATATGCTTTCACTCCTGCCAACCAAGATGCTGCTATAGCCCCATCTCTTAGTAGCGCTAATCTATCAAACATAGCTAATTCAATACCTCAACTCACAGAGCAGCAAGATTTTGCTGGTAAGTGGATAGATACAATAACACTTCATGCCCTTGACGAATTCATTGAGCAAACCGAACCACAATCCTTCATCGCTAATACACTACGCATCTTTGCGGGCGGGCAGAAGGGATATAGAGAAGATGGCACTGGTAGAGCCAATGTTCGCAATACCTACACACTCCTAGCTGAGATATCTATACCCGCACTTACTAGGGCTGATATACCTAGAAGCTTCCCTGTCAAAGCAGGAGTATATGTCCCACCAGCACAGAACCTTTATCTAGGACTAGCAATACCACAACCCTATACTTGCAGCTTTGAGATGTGGGATTTACAAGCCAACACTCTAGTCGGTAGTGGCGTATCAGCATCTATAGGAGGATCGCCCACTGTTAGTAGTGGTAATGATTTGATTGAAGAAAATCCAAATACTCCTGTCGATACACAATTTGTGTTACCCATCTCTTTTGCTTCTGCCACTTGGAAGAAAGGAGTAGCAGATTTCACTGTAACTCCGCCTCCTCCTACCCCATTACCAACACCGCCCACGGGCACAAGTTCTCCTAGTCCAGACCCTAACCCGGGATCGCCTAACCCTAGTAGTCCATCCTCACCTACAGCGCCTAGCCCAAGTCCTAGTGACAGTGTCCCACCTCCTACTGCTGGTGGATGTACCCCTATCCAAAACTGTACTTGGCACACCGTGACTAGCGCTCAATCAGCACAGGTAGATATGAACCTCAATGGGGGAACCAACCTATGTCCTGCGGGAACCATAGCTAGAGGGGTGGTCGATTTTGAGACTGCTGGCTCGTTTGTCCTTTGTTGCACTCCTGCTACATTCCCACCTAACAATCTAGGGTGTTCTTCTCTTAACAGGTATTCATGCAGTGGAGGTGTCTGCGTAATTGATGCTTTCGGCTCATACAGTTCGCAAGCACAATGTGAAGCGGCGCTTGTCCGCACTATTACTCTTTCTGCAAACTTTTGGAATCCCATTTGTGGATGTGCTAATTGTTCCCCAGAAACTTACACTTTTACTTTAAGCCCTTCAGCTGTTGCTCCATTTACCCCAGTCTATACATATTTAGATGGAATTTGCGGAGGACGATATACGGTGATCGTAGTCGATTCGCTTGGCAATAGAGTAGATCAGGGGGTAACTTGCTTTGATGGAGTAAGTTGTTCTATGATTGGTCAAGGCGCTGTTAGTATATCTGTTTCTTCTTCCTGTCCGTAGCTTGTAAGACTTAAAGCCATGCGTACAAAGAGTCCTAGTCTTCGATTCAGTGTTCTACTTGTAAGGTATTTGCAATGACCTATCGTACTAACGACTATTCCCTTGGCTCTAAGGTTGTCCTTAGCCCAGACCAACAACAGACCATATCTAACCAGTACAAGCGTTACATGAAAGCGCTTGAGTATACTAGTGACTCTGTTAAGTTTGAGAAGCCTGACCCTGATAGTGGGCTAACTCTAGATGCTAGATTCATTAGACCCGACTCTCAACAATTTACTGCCAATGCCGAATCCTTTGACTATCGAGTAACCGCTAGAGTAATTGATAGCTCAACGGTAGCCCTACAATCAACTACCTATGCTGTTAAGGTCGAAGGGCGTACTGTTAAGTCACTAGGGCGATACTTTTATACGATACCGAATAATCAACCACTAACACCAGAACAACTACTAGAAGCGCAAGGCAAAGGTATAGATGGACAATATACTGTCCTAAATGACCAAGGGCAATCCATAGCGCTAGTCACCACAGTAGGTGAGATTGTACCGATAGGCACACCAGAGACAGTAACTCAGTCTATAGCTACTGGTAGGGCGCTAGGCTATAGATGCACTTGCCCTGACTACCTAGGACAACAAGCCGACCTTCTCCCCACACTCTTAGGTGAACAACAAAAGGTATTTGGTGTACTAGGCTCTAGGGGTATATGCAAACACGTGATGTCTGTAAGGCTAATCAGAGGTGATGTAGTATCAGTGCCACAAGCACCTCCAACTCTAGAACCTGAGTCCAATAGAAAGGTCAATTGGACAGGTGTTAAGGAAGTGTCTAATCGTGGTGGCAAGGGTAGAGTTAAATGGGTTTAATCCCACTTCTCCTTACCATCCAACTTAGACTCATCAATTATAGAAGTCCCATAAACCTCTAGCGTACCAGCCCGCAACTACGAAACTACCAGCCATAACAATCCAAACGAATAAGGTCATAGTTCACCTACTAGAATAAGAATAAACATTCCTAAGCAAATTAGGAAACCTAATGCTGTATATCCAATGATAACTAGCTTTAGGATTAAGTCGATATCCATATCATCCTCACATATTTCTACCCCATAGCGTAGCGTGATAGTATATTGGAATTACAACTATTGCCCTAAACTTATGAGCTTTACTGGTGGACAACGCGCCCTCTCTAATACCAATGAATTGTCTGGGACTCAAAGAGGTTTAATCCTTGGTTCTCTTCTCCCACTTCAAACAACCCTAACTTTTCCCTTAATTGCTACCAACGTAACCAATGACCAAACGGCTACAGTATCGGGCGCTTCTCTAGGAGACTTTGTACTAGCAACTCCTACAGGCTCTAATGGGCAAAGATATCTCCTAGTAACAAATGTAGACCCAAGCACTGGGCAAGTAGTCCCTGGTGGTGCTGCTCCCCAAGCCACGTCTGCTCCTACTACATCAGTAGCTAGTAGTGCGACATCAGTAACTTTGCTAGCCTTGAATACATCTCGTAAATGGGCATCCTTTAGAAATGACAGCACATCGGTTGCGTACATAGCTAAGAGTGGTACTGCAACTACCTCATCTGTGTATCTACTACAACCACAAGGCTATCTCTACTTTGATGATTACACTGGAGTTGTTAGTGCTATATGGGCTAGTGCTAATGGCTTTATGAGAATAGAGGAAGGTACATAATGGCAACACTTCTAGAGAATCGTGTATCAGCCGTTCAACTAGATGGTGGGCAATCTGGATCTGCCCCTGCTTATGCTTGTCGAGCTTGGGTAAATTTCAACGGTGGTGGTACTGTTACAATCCGAGGAAGTGGCAATGTAAGCAGCATTACTGATAATGGTTTAGGTGATTACACAGTAAATTTCACTACAGCAATGCCTAATGTAAATTACGCGGCTGTCATTACTCCTGCCAAGCGTACAGGAAATCCTGCTCAAGGGGCACTTCTCGGGTATTCAACAGCCGATCCTACTACTACTGCTTTAAGGTTTAATTGCCTTGCTTTTGATGCTTTAACAAATGTTGATATGGATTTTGTAAACGTCGCTATCTTTGGTTAACCATGTCTCAAGTAATTGTTTTTGAAAATGAAGATGGTGGTGCATCAATTCTTATCCCTATTCCCGACTGCGGACTTTCTATTGAAGAAGTCGCCGCAAAGGATGTCCCTGATGGAAAAGAATATTTAATTATTGATGATTCCGAATTACCAGATAGGCAATATCGCAATCAATGGAGAATTAGCAATGGCGCTGTAATTGTGGACAACACCATAATCAATGAAACGCCTAAGCCTATCAGAGAAATTGATGCTCGTAGGCTTAGGCTTGCATTACTAGAGTTAGGGCTGCTAGATACGGTTGAGTTAGCATTATCTAATCTCCCAAAGGCAGCCCAGATAGATTGGGAGTACGCAACAATTATTAGAGAAGATTATCCTTTAGTAGTTAGCTTGTCTGGGGCTTTGGGTTTGGATGTTACACAAGTCTTTGACAAAGCCCAAAGTATAGGTAGTGTGTAGCATCAACAACTCATAGCTATCCCATCCTTCCTGCCAATAGACCAACTCTCTAAGGTCAAGTACCATAGACCAAAGACCAACTTCACGACAAGCCTCTAGCCACTTATCTCTCTTACGCTCACCCGCAAGGTCAGTATCAGGAATAAGTAAAGGATAGAGGCTTTTGTCTTTGAACTGTTGTGCATATCTCTTAAGGTCTGTGGAAGTCCAACATGAACCTTGAGGGCAAGTAGCTGCTATGCCATGTAACCACCATGCTTGTACTGACTTCTCACCCTCTGGAACTACAACTAGATTACCCTCGTCCAAAGGGATCTTGTTCCATAAATACATATCCCAAGGCTCATTACCTTTGCCTATTCGCCCATTGGAGTACTGCCTAAAAGTCTTATCTCTAACTAACTCACCATCATCCGATACTTGCATAGACTCTATGCGCTCTGTGTATTGAGTGGGGCTATAGTTATATCTCATCACTCTCTTGCGACCATCCCACCTAAAGCTAGGCGCTCTAGGCTCTACTGGGATAAAGCTCAAATGTTGTGGTGGTATTACAGGTGGGTATTCTTTAGGTTTAGATGCTTTCCACTTATTAAGAGATACGGTGTTAGAGTTGTAAGTTCTAACACCCATAGCCTCTCGTATCTCATGGCATTGACAGCCAGCCCAACATTGGTAAGCTCCTGCAGTAAAGGTAGGGCTAGTATGCTTCTTAACTGTTAAAGTATCGTTATCACATACAGGGCATAGATAACGATACTCACTTGGAGACTCTTTGACTAACCTATGAGTAAGTAAGTCAATGTGGTCAAGCATATTAAACATCAATCTTCCTCACTACTGGTTCCTTTTTCCAAGTAACAGTAATTTGAATATCAAGGTTTAATGCTTCCGCTATCTGTTCAATATCTTCTAAGCCAATGCCTCTTTTTGCGTCTTCTATTAAAGAAATTCTAGAATGACCGCATCCTAGCTTACGAGCTAAATCAGATTGAGTCATTCCAGCTTCTATCCTCAACTCCCTAATCAGTTGAGCTACTTGTGTTCTTAAGTTCATGCGTGCAATTAAAATAATGTGTTATCTAATTGCGTAGCATTATTTAGAACTCTGTATTAGGTTCTACAAATCCATTAGTTCAAAGAATTGAGTAATTTGATTGATTTAATAATGGCAATTCCTCTATCTCAGTCTGCTCAACTCCAAACACGTCTTCTATTGCTTCATTAACTACAGCACACCATACTTTATAAGGGTGATTGACGCGCTGACCAAAGGGATAGACTTTGTTTAACTCTCTTCTAAGTTCAGAGCGATTCATTAGTCCATCCCTGCAAAATTGCCTGTGTTGAGCAAGAACTGGAATGATTACTTCTAAAGCCTTGTCTTTCCAAGTCACTAGTCCTCTCCTAGTATGTCATCATCCTCAACCCTATTAATACTCCTCTCAGCACTAAACTTGTCGGGATATCTAGCTTTGAGCTTGTCAATATTAGCAATGGCAATGTCTTCTAGAGATAGGTTAAGCCCAGTAGCAATAGCACTGATATACCAAAGCACATCACCTAGTTCCTTGTATAGTTTATGGGGTTCTAGCGGATGTCCATGTGCTATGTGTTTTTTGTACAGTTCCATCACTTCGCCAGCTTCACCACCTAACCCTAGAAAGTGTGCAGTTAGATTACCGCCATCAGTGCGAAATGCTTGTTCTTGATATTCTTTAAAGTTCATTCGCTTCCTCAACCACTTGCAAGTCTTTTTTGTCAAACAGAATTTCTTGTCTTCCGCCTCTTGCCATAGTGCCATCTTTTCTGGCTTTAATGATAGTGTGGTCAATGCGCCCGTCACGGCCAATCTGTCTGTCAAATACATGACATAACTGACCCGTAAATTGGCAAGAATAACCATCATTTCTTTGAAGAGGAATGACAGGAGTTCCTATAGGCAGTCCATTGGTGTTAATGTAGTAAGTCCTTAAATCTCTTAACTTCATTTCAAGGTCTTCTTTCAATCTTTTGTACTCATCGTATTCCATTCTCAATCCTCTATATAATCAACTCCTTTGTGGAGTTTGAATACTTCTGTGCAAGCCATCAACATACGCCATGTTCTGCTAGTAGACTTAAACTCTGAGTAGCTAGGCTCATAGAACTCTTTCCAGATAAGGGGGATGTCTGTGGGAGCAATGACGTTAGATAGAACAAGGTCTACTAATAACTCCTTTGCAGCCCTGTCACTAAGCCCAGTCTCTTTAGCTACAGACAGCCCTTCAAATAGAGTTTTGCGATTAGGTAGTTGTTGAACTTTAACTAACTCAGAAAACTCCCTACTCAACTCATCTATATTCTCAGCACTGGTATGTTTCCTAGACACAACACCACCATTCTCATAAGACGCAAGCACCTTATTAGAACAGACTAGTATCTTAGTTCCTACACACAATCCAGCACTCATAGACTTATCGTATGAGTTGCGTCCACCGATACACAATGGCATATCGTTGATCTTAGCATCAGTCTCCAACCACATGAACATTCTATCTCTCTTAGGAGTAAGCCCAAAGGAGTTAGATACTATACCAATGCCAAGCTCTGTAAGGACAGTAGCAGCATTCATGTAGAATCCAATATGAGGCAATGGATAGTAAGTAGATGTGCGTCCTACTTGTGGTAGGAACTCATCATTAGTTAGCTTTGATGCATCTAGTACATCACATCCTTTAAATATCTTTGGCATTATTCTTCTTCTCAAATAGTTTATATGTCTCAGCAAAGATAGCTGGCATTAACACAGTATTAATGTGGTTAGCATAGTCAGCATCTTTGATTAGCTCTCGACATGGGTTAGTGGTGTAGTTACTACTACCTCTAGTTAGCACATCAGATGCGTCTCTAAGATGGTAGAAAGTTCTTACTAGCTCACAGAATGTCCATAAGTCATTGTCATTGGTAATAGCAAAAGTCTTAAAGTGGGCTTTAATACCATCATGCATATTAGTATCTCTGAATAGAGAGTCTAAGTGGTAATGGCAATGATGGTTACCAATCCATCCCCAACTCCAATACCAGCTACAAGACCAGTTTGGCGGTGTTAAGTATATGCGTTTTCCTTCAATAGAAGTCCCTAGAAATACTCTAGGGTATTTAATGTTGTCCATAGCCTTACTCATAGTTTTATCTATCAGCGTAGCGTCTTAGGCTCTGCAATGGAACGAGCCACTTCCTTCAACACGCACACAACTTCACCCCTAGCCATAACACCACCAGCTTTTCGGAAAGCGGTACTCATTTGCTTAGAGTTAATTAGAGGTACTAGGTCAACCCAACCACTGATGTTATTGAGCAGAGCATCATTCTTAAGTGATTGCTTCAGTTCCTTTGTGACAGAACTAAACTTAGTCCCTAGCCACTCACTGACTAACTTCTCTAGTTCTTCATAGTTATAGTGATGAGCTATGCGGGCATAGTAAGTTTTGTAGTCAATCAGTTTGTTTAAATAATCTTGTCTATCGGTCATTGTTATCCTTATGTATACTGTTACCCTATAGCGTAGCGTCTTTAGATAGGGTATAGGAGTTGAGTAACAGGTCATCTATATCTAGTACACAACCTAGCGCTATATCCCATATCACGTACTTCCAGTAGGGTTCTCTATACTTATCAAGAATATCCCACTCCATACCAATGACTTGTACTAAGTCACCATCACTATCCTTGAGCAAGTCACCTATACCAAACTTAGGCTTGTCCATTACTAAAGGTGCTGCGTTGTCTCTACGATAGCTAGCCTCAAGTGCATCATACTCAACTACTTGTTCTGACATAGTATACTTAACCTATTATTGTTATCCCGTAGCGTAGTGTATGTCTAGTCGTATTGCATTAATGGTTAAAGGTTTGCCGCCTATAGGTATAGATGAAGCTATAGAGAGGTTTGGCAAGTATTATCCCGAACCTAGGTTTGGCGTATGGCATGAAAGCCCTTCATTTACAGGAAGAGTAGAAAACAATTCTGTGATGTTTACCGATAGTCAAGGAAGCTTAAAAGGTGGGGGAGGGCTTAATGCGCAAGTAATGGCTGACCTAAGGAAATTGCAGTCAGATTTTAATAACTACACTTCTCAGTACCCAAATATATATACAAATAGTCCAACCTCAGAATCAAGAGCAAAACTATATAGAAGAATTGGGTTTAAAGATGTGCCAAATGGTGGGCAAGCAATTGACAGAAGAATTATACTGCCTGAAGACTTGCCGTATGTCCAAGCATTAGACGGATTACTTCAAACCAGTGGAGTGAACAAAGCTTTAGGGAATATCAATCCTAGGCAAATAGAAAATATAACTGGGAGGTATGATTTAGAGTCTTGGGTAAACGGGAGAAGATTTTCATCAAGCGAAACTCCTAGAGAAAGAGAATTGCGTATTATTGATGAAGAAGTCAAGCAGGGGCAGAAACTAGAAGCAGCAAGGTTAGGGATGAATTATCCTGACTACCTCACCATGAGGTCAAGACAAGCAGAAGAAAGCATGAGGCAAAGGATGGCTGTGCCCCATCAAGACCCTCAGCAATGGATGATTATGATGACATTCCTTTCTAGCTATAATACATTTAACTAATACTACCGCCACAATGTCAGCACTACCCCTAGCTCAACAACTATCAACCCTACTAGCTAACACCTTTGTCTTTAGTCAACAACTACACGGCTTTCACTGGACGTATACTGGTGCTGGTTTCATCTACCTACACCCATTCCTAGGCGAGGACTATGAGAGTGTCAATGCTTCAGTAGATACCTACGCAGAAGAAATACTAACCCTCAACTATGAACCACCAACTAGACTATGCGACTACCTAGCCCTATCCACATCTATCAAGGAACTACCCAAGGTAGATGATGGTGAGAAAATGTTACACATAGCCTACAGTGGACACAATATCTTAGGTGAACTAATCAAGGGCGTATTCCCTATAGCAGAAGAGTGTGGTGCTAATGACATTGCCAACTACTTAGCTGAACGTCAGAACTACCACTATAAGAAAGCGTACTTCTATCGTGCTGAGCTAGGCATTAAGATTCCTTCAGTGTTTGAGGCATCTAAGCCTAGATTGCAGACTAGCCCCCAGTCCTAGCAGTGCTATAACCTAGTAGGTCAGTAGGGATATTCTCATCAAGTAATATCCACTTAAAGATAATCCACTGGTCATAAGCACCATTGATACGACACTTATAGATAGGGTACTTAGAACTTTCATCTCTGCGTGGTGGCGGATTGTTCCAGTCCCTAGTTGCAGGATTAGACTCAGAACCGTAAGGGAAAGGTATAGGTTCATTTAAGTTACCCCATATCTCCTCACTACCATCCCACACTTCTAGTACTTCTAGTAATGTGTTTTGGATTAAAGGATGGGGTAACACTTCACCTATATACCTAGGGTATCTTTTGATGTCAGACTGAACTGTTACATCGGGGATGAATTGCGTGCGGGTTTGACCCATTAGTTGTTACTGATTTGTATAGCTATCTGCACTATTGTAATCTCTGGGTATAACCTTTGAGCATTATTAGCAGCAAATTCACTAGCCCAACAAGCTTGATGTAAGGAATGAGCATTACCTTTGTCTATGCAATGTATAGAGCCATCCTCAATCCTAGCCTCTATCATCCAGCTATACTTTTGGCTCTCAGACTTCAAGCCTTTGTCACTACTCATTGTTGCCATCATCCTATCCCTACTTCAAGTAAATGTCCTATCAAGTCCAACTTATCTGCATACATATCAAGGTCTACATCAACACAACACCAATGTTCACCGCGTCAGCGAGTCATCTAAATAGTATCTGTGTTGTCTGCCCATCTTTATACTTAACAACTACAGTAGCGCCTCCTGCAATAGCTTCTTGTACAAAGTGTTCTACCTTAATAGCTTTATTTATAACTTCATTCTGAGTTATTCCCATATTTTCAGCCATTTTCTTAAGCATAGCCTCTGCTTGATTATCAAGGCTAATCGACATTCTTTTACTCATTACTTCCAACCTCTAATAAATGACTTACCATATCTAACTTATCTGCATACACAGACAAATCTATATCAATACAAGCCCAGTGTTCGCTTCGCGGTGCTACATGAATACCACCATCCATTAGTCTATAAAGGTATGCCCAATAGCCTATGATTTGATACACAACACAAGGCGAATCGTACTGTTTGACCATGCGTGCTAATCCATCACTACCCTTAGTGGCAGTCTTAGCTGGTTTGAATAGTACGATATCACCCTTAGTCATTATGGTTTAGCGAGAGAGTAGTGACCATCATTAATGCTTGTCACATACCCTGGTCTTAGAATGTATTTCTTCTTCATCTTAAACTCCTAGTTGTGGATACATCTCATAGAACTTAGCTACCTTCTCTAGCCACATCCGATTAAACCAATCCTTCTCCATACCAGCGATAGGTAAAGTTTGAATACCTTTAGTTGTGACTACCAAAACAATGTACTGTTCAACATAGATACCCAGAGACTCTTGTAGAGCAAAGTCATAGGCACTCTCTTGCATCCCTGCTCTACGGAACTTCATGTTAGCTCCATAGTTCTCTCTCCATCCTTCGGGTGGTACAAACTCAATACCTTGAGCACGACACTCGGCTAGCCTAGCATTGAACGCCTTCCAATCAGGGCTAACCTTTGAATAGTTCTTGTCAGAAGTCTTGAGAGAGATAAGGGATAGTTTAGTTTCACCTTTAGCATTGGTGTAATTCCCCACAAAGTCAGGGACACCAGCATAGCGATAAGTCTTAGATGAAATGAACTCTTGCTCCCTAGCAATCTTAATGTCAGGTTGGTAGAACTGACGCTCACTCCTAGGAATGTCCACACAATCCAATAGCCCTTGACTCCACATCACATCAGTAATCTGAGCTAGGATAGACTTACCCGTAGCCTTCATAGGTTTAAGGATCGCATCCATGAATGGCTTTACATCCTCTGGCAATCCCCATGTGGTGGGAAGCACGCGATACTCTGGGTCTAAGGCAAAGTACTTAGATAGGCGCTCATCTATTAATGAACCTCTGTCCTTTGGCTCTGTCTTACCCTTATTCTCTGGGTCAGCTAGCCACTTCTCAGACCAGTTCTCTAGCCTTGTCTGTGCTGCTCTAGACTCAGTTCCACTTAGGATAGTAGTAACGCTAGGCGCATTGAATCCCCACTTAGTAGGGTAAAATCTAGCACTGTTGGTAAGCTTAGGTTTAGTCTCAGCTTTCTTCTTAGGCTTAGTTGTAGCCATAATCTATTCAGTTCTCTCTACTCCGAAGAGTCATTAGTAATGAATAGATTATAGCATAGAATGGACAGTGGGAATATAAGCAAACCACTTATTAAGTTAGGTTATTAACCCGTTGTCAGTGCAAAGTATTAGCTATTCCTTTGCTTCCCACTTTAATTACTTCCCTGTAATGAATGGATGATTGATTGCTAGCTAGATACCCCACTTAGCTCCTAGTCAGGGACGACTTGCACTCCCCCATCTCTATTACACTGCCTTTGGATACCCACAGCATTGTGCAATATAGCAACAAATCATCTACACAGGATAGCCATGTCCTACCTCTATCGGCTATTGGGATTTAAAGTTGCAACTTTAAAGTTCTAACGGATAGGCTTAGCATGAACGAACCCACTTCTTAGGTATTGATTATTCCCTAAGTATCCTGTGTTAATACCCTCCCTTATGTAGACGCCATTTTAATCTGCACACTGCATTCCTTATGGCAGCTTCATGTTATGGCTTTACCCTGAAAGCAAGGTTCTATTAAGGTTATAACGGGCATTCTTACCGAGGCGTTGGTGGATAAGGGTATGATGTTTTCTAGCATTTTGTTGTTTCAATCCCTAATAGGGGTTATCCACCTAGACCTTATAGATGAGTTTCAATCCCTAAAAGGGTTTTAGAGGCTTTGAATCCTTATAGATGAGACAGGATTTGAACCTGTAAGGAACACTCTGATAGCTGGCAATACAGCCATAGCAGAGGACGGGGTTAATTCCACATATTAAGTTCCAGCCTATGCGTTTACCAATTCCGCCACTCATCTTACCGCTAATATATTTCTCGGCCCATAGCTTGCCGTAGTTGTCTTTACAGTTCAACATCTGTTGCCATGTTTAGGATGTGGATAGCGCCACTTGCAGTTTAAAGAGCTTAGCAACAACTCTCCATACCTTCCTGTTTAAAGTCTGTTCGGATGCATGGTTCGATAGACTAATCAAGAGGCAAGGTTAGACATAGACTAACACTACTAAGCAAAGGTCATGACTCCTCTACACTTTCGCCGCTAAATCCAGAGCTTGCTTGCTGTATGCGCTTGGATGAACAACTGCTAAATCCAAGTGTGACAGTAGAACGGAGCAGTTCCTCGTACAGTGCTGATATGCACCTACTCTTGATAGTGGTTGAGGTTATCTAACACTATCCCCTAGCGTAGATGCTAGAGGTAGTGGTCAGGACAATGTGCCGCATCGTCCCCCAGTAGCGTAGCGTCCTTGAGGATAGAGTACTAGATGGTTAGAAAGATTCAGGCTTTTCTTTCCCATTAAGAATATCGATAGCACCAAGTACTTCAACTAGAGCTTTAGAGAGTTTCCCTTGAGCTTTGAGTTCTTTAATGCTAGGAGCTTTGCCACCAAGGATTTCAATCTGAACTTTGCGAAGTACATCAACACAACCTTCGATAAGGTCTGTCATGTCAAAGCGCTTGTCACGCTCTAAATTAGCAGGAGTAAATAGGCTTAGCTGACTAGCTACTTTACTAGCAGCAAACTGATAGTCTTCAAACTTAGTCAATTCGGCTGGTGGGTTTTCCATAGTTGCTAATGCGCTAGTAATATCAAAGTCAGGGGACTCTTGTACTTTAGATGCTTGGTCGGAATTAGTCATCATGTAACTAGAGCCTTCACCTTGCTTACCCTTAATAGTCTGTATCTCCCAGCCATCTTTACGAAGCACAGAAATAAAGTGTGATGCTCTATTGGTATGAGCAAATTTCTCAATCTCTTTCTCATGATGTTGACCACCAGTTGAGAGGAGAGACAATACCAATAGAGCAATAGGGGATGTAGGGGGCGCAATGAATTGTGTCATACGTTTAGCTATTAGATAGTTTTAGTTCTATCTAATAGCGTAGCGCTATCTAATCTTGCTCAGTGTCATCATCTTCATCATCTTCATCATCTTCATCAATATCATCTAACTCAGAGTCAGATAACTCATAGGTAGCATCATTCAAGCCAATGGTAGCTGAGACTTCGACAGGGGCAATCAAGCGAATCCAGTTAGTAAGCAAGGGTCTATCACGCATTGACTCAGTGACTCTAGCTACATCATTAGCAATAGATGCTGAGACTTCGTCAGCAGTAACTACTCGTTGAGCAGCGCGTAAAGTATTTGCCTGCTCTACTTCAACATCCATGCCAGCAACCTTCACCGTATCACCACAACCACCACCACAAGGAGTAGGCGCTGTGATTTGGGTAAATGCACCACGGGCTACATCAAGGATCATGGATAGTTGCTGTGTTGTGAGAGCGCTAAAGTCAATGGATAGAACTTCATTAACTAGGAATAGCTTAGTCTCAGCGTCTAGTACCATAGCCTTAGTTACTGATGTGTAGGGGTATAGATAACCTTCATTCCCACGGGTAATCTCTCTACCTGTGGTAGGGTTAAAACGCTTACCATTGTCTAGGATAAAGGACTTGTCATCACTCACCATTACCTTAGTAGTCTGTAAACCGTGAAGGTATTGATTACCATGAGTGTGAGAGTCTGCATAATAAACTACAGCACCAGCGTGGACTTCGGAAGGATGTAGTGGGTCAGTTTCAAATAGATTTGTCATTTAGATTCACGTGGTTGAGGCTTAGTTGGACAGTCTGGATAGCCGGGAACACAAGAATCATCCTTTGCGTCACAGCTAGCCAACAGCACAACTATGACGCAAAGGATGCTAAGTATTCTCATGGTCTCGGATTAGTTGTTTATCTAATCGCGTAGCATTAATTGAGTGTTGAGAGGTAAATCCTTACTCCAAGTGGTTAGCTTAGGTAGATTATTTATAGCTCCCGTTTGACTACCACACTAAACTGTTAGCGCATGGTGTTGACGGATTGCGAACCTCATTATCCTAAACGTCTACAGTAGTATCAAAGTCAGCGCCATCATCTACAGCAGCAGATAGCATTACGGGTGCATTACCCTTAAGTGCATGGTACTGAGAGATAGCAGCAGCATCAATAGTTGCATTACCACTAATGGGAACTAGACTACCATCGTAAGCTTGTTCACCAATCTTAGATACAACATCCCTGCCTTCGCCTTCAATCCAAGCTGCTACCTTCTTCATGTATTCCTTAGTAGCCTTGTCAACCTTAGCGTCATCAACAATAGCAAACTCTAAAGTGTCAATACCCTTACGAGTTTTTGTTTCGTACTTAGCTGGCTTGAATGTGGTGACAACTTCATAGAGAGCTTTACCAGAGTTCTGAACTACTGCCATGTGCTTCTCAAAGTTCTGTTGAGCCTTTGTGACAAGGTACGTTGCGATGAGGTTACCAACTGGGAGAAACTCATGCTTGTTCTTAGCAGTGGGAAGGACAATCCAATACAATACCCAAATCTTCTCAGTGATGGGAGTTACTTCTTTGGTCTGTTCATCTTCTCTAGTACGAAGTTCACCATAGAAGTGAGAGAGTCCTACGACAGCCGCATCAGGCATGATAGGATTCTCGTTCTCATCACGAATAAATCCATCAGCTTGAAAAGCAAAACATCTTTCCTTATTGTTATAACGCAAAGGAAATCGCCGCGAGCTAGCTCAGACTCTGGTGATAACTGCGAGGTACGCAAAGGACGCACGGCTTAACGTTAAGCATTCCCTAGCGTAGCGCTTTGGGAGATGATGTTACGAGAAAGGGAGAACTCTAATCTGTCCTCTGCTGAATTGAGTTTCAATCCCTAAAAGGGTTTTAGAGGCTTTGAATCCCTATCCCCTAACGTAGTAGCCATGACTCTTATCGAACTACTGTTAAGTAGATGCGCTTGTGGGGCATTGACGGCACACTCGTTATGAGGACTATACATTAGAGGATAAGGATGTGGTGTGAGACGGAGAGCAAAGGAGTAGGCTGACTAAGTTGTCCTCATAGAGGCTTACCCAACCTTTCAACCCTTTGCGAAGAAACTAGGAGTTGAGTAAGGCAATCCTATCTTCTTCCCCTAGTAGCGTAGCGTCCTTGAGGGGAGAGCGCTAGAAGGTTAGCCTTTAGGCAGAGTCATTCTATAACAGTAGTCACAAGTTCTTGGGTAACGATTCTGTATTGTACGATAGGATCTCTTTTCTTTAAAGAAGCCAGTTGGTCTCTGGCAAACTCTAATGATAGATGCTCACTTTCGTGACTCCATGAGTCGCCCCAATGTTCACCTCTGTTCTTAGGATTACCTTGAATAATGTATTTCATGGCTTAACCTTTGGGTAAAGACTTTGGATTCTGTGAGCGCCTAACTCTTATGTGTTTGCCTTGAGTAAAGTTAAAGTACTTGTGCACTTCTGGTTTATCTTGGTTAGCTTTGACGTATGCACTGTCATAGGAATATTCCACTATCACCTTCTTCTTAAAGATGTGTGGATACTCTGCACATAGACGCTCCATTTCTTCAGAGTCAGAAATATCAAATAGTGGTTGAGCTTTAACAGGATTGTTCTGAATACACAATGACTCAGCACTACCTTCTAATCGGTTAGGGATTTCGCCAACTTCATAGAGTTCAAGGATGGACTCATTAACGAAGGACAAAGCACCAGCCATTTGAGTAGAGAACTCTCGATAGGCTTCTGCTCGCTCATTGTAGAATACGCTATTTGCTTCTAGCTTGTTTCTTAACTCAATGAGTAAGTCTACTCCTGCTTGGTTTTGTTCAAGGATAGAATGTATTTGATTAAGGAGTTGAGATTGGTCTGTATCTTCATCGCTTAGCAACTCTACCAACTCATCGGCTTGATGAATGGTAGAGCGTACTAGGGCTAGTTCATGGATGTATTGTGGCATTACCGTCATCTTTAAAGTTATCCCACCCCGTAGGGACTAGGTACGGATTGCTCCATACCTAATTACAGCACGTCTCTGCTAGGACATCATCACGGTCATAACAAGCCTTGCGTCCGAGTGCCACACGAGTCTAGGAATCGTTCGGACTAAAGATGACATCGGCTTGATTTAATTAACCTACACCTGATAACAGGGCTTCAACTGGGATGTTTGGTAGCTCTACAGTGGACTTAGTGATAGCACTGAACTGAGTGCTTAGGTCTTGAACCTTCTCAATAGGGCTATCATGCATTGGGAGCTTAAATACAATGCATAGGTTCTCTGCATAATCAACAGCATTCTTAGCAGCATCAGTTTGATAGTATTCACCAGAGTAAAATACTTTTGTCCCGTGATGGGGATGCTCTACTAGGTAGCAGTACTTTTGTTCTTCAGTCATTACTTTAATCTCATAAGTTCTATCCCCTAGCGTAGCGCTTTGAGGATAGATACTTGAAGGTTAGGGTGAGTTGATAGCGCGTAGGTTAATGGCATCTACAGCCAATGCTATAGCCCTGTGGTAGATAGGTTCTAGATAGTCCTTACCTTCCATGATTCCTTGCTTGAGATAGCAAATCATGTCTACTATCTCTTCAATAGCATCAGTCTCGCAATCACGACCATTGAAAGCCTGTAGATAAGTACCGTACTCTGCTAGTCCAATCTTCTTCCTATCATCAATCTCCTTAGCTAGAAGATGATTACCAGTTGTGTAGGTAATTAGGTCAATGATTACCAAGTCATGGATAGGTGTGGTAGTTCTTTTAATAGGCGCTGGTTGCGGTGTATAGCCTGTATCAATAGCTTCAGTTGGTTTCATCTTCTCTTTCCTCTACTTGTTGTTTGTAGTACTTCCAATCCATTCTGATTTTTCCTAATAAAGTTCCAGCCAGCAGCAATGGACTTTACTTTATTAGTAGCAAAGTCTCTGATGTCAAAGGTCTTATCCTTTAACTCAGTAACAGTTCTATTATCTCGCGTAGCCCATACCTTAACCTTATCGCCGTCTAATTCCCATAGGATAGAGTGCGCTGGCTTACGTGGTAGTTGATTAGATAGACCTATGGCTAACATCATTTGATGTTTGCATATGGGACTGTACTCAATACCTTCATTGAGTAACCATTCACTAAGGGATACTTGCTCAGTCCAACTACCGCAAGTGCATGAGGTTTGACAAGTGATGTACTCCTTAGCTATGGATTGACAAAGGTATATGTTCTTAGCATGAGTCTCAGTGAATTGATACTGTTGCTGCCAACCCATGGGTAAGCGAGTACGAAACTCTATGTGTGCTGAGAGTAAAGCACCCAAGGTCATTACACCCCCTGCTCGTTTAACATTGGTAGGTGTAGTCAGTAGAGGGTGTAGTTCAGTCATCACTTCCACTCCCTACGGCTATCATATACAGTCAATGCAATCACAGCTAACCCTAGTGGTGGATTAAAGGGAATTAGGATTACTCCTACGGTTAACGCAATTTTGTGTCCTTGTGTCATTACTTTAATACTTCCTTATTCCATTAATATCTATCCCCTAGCGTAGCTAGAGATAGACTTGTTTCCAGTATTCGGACTCAAAGGGATGCCTGCGGCGCTGGACTCACTTCACAGAACTCGCTAGTAAAGACGCTACGCTATTGGGAAAAAAAGGGAGCTATCCTCACAGAACACTCCCATAAAGTCACTACGTTATGGAGTGGGCTTTAGATAGCCACACCCCTATAACATTAGAACACTTCGTTATCAGCGCCAAAGACCTTGACCTTAACTGGCTCACTACGAACACCAGTCTGAGCTAAGATGCCCTGAAGAAAGTCGTGAGCGCCACCAACAAACACTGTTGTATAGATCTTGCCTTTAGAGCCACTAATACTTAGAGAGCCAGTAGCAAAGATGTGTTGCCCTGCTAAGTAAGGGAATAAGCTAGAAGACTTGCCCTTGCCATTCTCATCAGCATTAGCACTGATGTTGAAGAACACGCTCTCTGACTGAGTGTAGCTACCATCTTCTAACTTTTTAGAGCCAGTCTTTTCAACTGCAAACTTCATGCGATGTACGCTTTGACCATTGCGGTTAGGCTTAGAAGCATAGACCTCAAACAAAGGAGTACCATCTTTCTTAGTAGCTGGTAGAGCTTTACCAAAGAGAGTTACCTTGTTAAAATGTTTGTGCGCTGTGTGCTGATAGACATTGTGTGCGCGAATCTTGATGTATGGATGATAGACATTGTAATCACCCTTGATATCACCCATTTCTAGGTCGCCATCAATATCGAACAACTGTCCTTCCTGAGCTTGAGAGATGACTACTGTACTACCAGCATCACTCTGTGGAATCCACACGCTGATAGGAAATAGCTTGTCAATCTGTTCACTGCCAGTCCATTCGGCAAAGCGATGATAGAATGTTGCCTCAGTTCCATTGCTATTAGTAGTAGCAGAACCAAACTGAAGTGTGATGATGATATTGCGATAGCCTTGCATAGCTTTAATCCTTAGTATTTAATAAACTATCCCACCCCGTAGGATGAGATAGGACTAGAGATGCCTAACAGGACTTTCACACTCTAATCACTCCCTAGCGTAGCGCTAGAGAAGTTGATTGTTAGCCAACCGCTAATGCAAGGCAGCCACAAGGTTTGATAGTGTCATTGGTATAGACGGTATCAGTTACTGTGGCAAGTTTAGAAGTATCTCCTCCTAAACTTTGGACTGCACTACGATAGAGGTTAGAAACAATATATAAGTCAAAGCCTTCGGGCAATGGGTCAACGCTGACAAATTGTACTGCGCCTACCACTGGTACTTCAAAAGCAGCTTCAGGGGTTGGCGCATTAGCGGTCTTCGCATTGACAGGTGTACCTGAAGCTACCACAAATGTAGGAGCAGAACCTTCATTAAGGATGTATTTGCGTTGGGATGAATCAAACGCAACATCTTCTTTTGAGTAGAAGTTGATTTGGTGTGGGGTAGCGTTGTAAATAGACATATTGTTCCTTTGCAATTTAATAAACTATCCACCAGCGTAGCGCTAGCAGATTAGTCTTAACACTAGAAGTCACCTATATAGCCTTTGTCAGCAGCTAAGGTATAGTCACGATATTGTTGCTCATAGTATTGGTCTAAACCCTCAGACTCACCATCATCATTGATTAGTTCTGGTTGAGTGAATCGTTCTGCTACTGCTAGAAAATAGAACACTAAAAGAAATGTAATAGCTAAATTCATTGCGTTCATGGTAGTTCTCCATAGTTCTATCCAATAGCGTAGCGCTACGGGATAGATATGATACTCAAGAGTCAGACTTAGCATCTTTCTCTCTCCACTTAGCTAGTCTTCTTAAATTGATAATCTCTTCACACTCATCTAGTTCTAGTTGATGTGGATTGACAAAGAAGTCTAGGGTAAGCTGTTTGATATTACGCTTACCTCTCATTGGATTAATTGCGACCATAGGGTTTTCCAAACTCTATCTAATCGCGTAGCTTACCTTAGTCTGTGAAGATAGCTTTAGCCCTAAGATAAGCCTCCCCTTTGATAGAACAAAAGCCATGATAACAACCTTTAACAAGGAAGCACCATAACCCTATATCCCCTTTTTCCAAGGTAGAACTAGCTTCAACCATCTCAGGTGTTATTTGGAAGACAGTGGGGATTGTCATAATGCCCCTACCGCCAATTCAGCTTTATCCCTAGCGCCCTCTTTGGTAATAGAAAACCCATAGGCTCTACCATCAATGATGTACACCCACAGTCCAATATCTCTAGGCGAGACATTTGAGTAGCGATGAATGTGGTGGGATGTGATTTGTTCTATTGTGTATCTACTGTTCATTGTCTTCTTCCTCCTTCATACTCTTGTAAATTGCCATGTTCAATAAGGTGAGCGACAAGGGACTCAAGGCGGCTCAAACTGTTGTAACTCCAGAATAGCTCTGTAGCGTCATTATTTTCTAAGCCTAGGATTTCTCTAGCATGAGATGGCGTGTTCCAATCTGAGTAATAGGGGGAGAAGAACTCAGGCTCGTCTCTTAGAATGTCTTCGTGCGTATCAATAGGTAACCCTCTATCTATCAACTCAGCAAAACCAGCAAAGCAATGCGATGTACCACAATGCCATCGTGATTGTTTCCAGTGTTGCGGGTTAGCCTTGATAGCATCCAAGGTCTTTTGTAATAGTTCTACATTAACTGTCATGTTAACTCCAAAGTAAAGTTATCCTATAGCGTAGCGTCTTAGTAATTACCTGAGAAACCAAAGAGTGATGCTATGTCATAGTCTCTGCGGTTATCTAAAGCTTCTTGTTGAATAGCTTCTCTCCATGCTTGTACTGCATTAGGTTTAACACTAATAGCTTTCCTTTGCATCTCAATAGGCATAGTAGGTTGAGACGCAATCCTAGATACTTTTATCTCATCATCAATAGCTTCTGTAAATTTGTTGTTGATAGGCGTTTCATTAGAATCACGAATGCCCCCAATAGTTCTGCTGCCTTGTTGATAGCCGCTTAGCACGTCCTCACCCCATAGCTTAGGCTTAACCATATACTCAACACCCATTAGCTCTTGTGCTGCTCTAAGTTCTGCTATCCTATCTTGTGCTTTAGCTGCTTCAACCTCAGCCATACGCCTTTCTTTTTGCAATGGGGCAACAATAGGTCTAATAGTTTCACGAGCTTCAACCCAATCTATAATAGCTTCAGGACTAGCTGTTATGGATTGATCGCCTTTCTTTGATCCTTTAGCTATCCTATTTAAAGAAGGTACATACGCAATCTTTTGTTCAATATCAAAGACCTTACGGTTAGCTAAAGCTTGATCAGATAAAGCATTCTCTAGCTGTGCTGGTGCTTCATTGACAGCTTTGACTAGTCTAGATACTTCACCATCTAATCCTTTATCTTCATACACAAATGGATCTGAGTAGTATTCTCTCCAAGGTGTCTTCCCTTGCGTAACTCCGTAGGTATTGTTCTTAGCAACACGAATAGGGCCAACAAAGTCTTTGCTCTGGTCTAGGTAGTATTGAGGTGTACTAGCAGACTTGAATGGTTCAACATTCTGCTTAAGATGTAAAAGGTAATTAGGGTCAGCAAGAATACGGTCTGACATACTATCGGACATTCTTCTAACAGGAGTAACAGCAGTTATCTCTTTAGTCTGACTAGGCTCAACATAGGTATTGATTGCTTGTCTTCCTGTAGGAATTTCTACTTCTGTCCCCCATAGATTCTTTGTAGTTACACCATCTTCTAGAGAGTAGCTAACCTTCTCTGGGATATTAAGAGTTGATGTATCTTGCCGCCCTACGCCAAGTACTTCAAAGCCAAGTCTCTTGGATTTACGATACTCTTCAGCAGTAGGTCTATAGCCAATGATGCTACCAATCTCATCTGTTAATGCCTTGGTTTCATCAATAACTGTTACCCCTGTAGCCCAATTACCTTTGACTGGCTGAAGAGTATACTTAGCCCTGTCTTCATCAGGGATATCTCTCTTAACACCATAGTAGTTAGCTGGCAATTCACTGTAATAGATAGGAGTATTGTTAATATCCCTAGTCATTCTAGTAGGGGGAATTGATTCTGGGGTGGCAGGGATATTCCTATCTCTCTGAGAATAATAGTTTGGAGGTAGTGCTGAAGCCATTGCTCTAACAGGTACTTGATTAACACTAGCAGGGTCACGCAATATAAAACTTCTATCCTCAAGGTCAGCCAATCCCATATCAAGTAGGTTCTTCTGCTCTGCATTGATGCGTTCACCTGACCTTGTGTAGATGCCCGTGCCTAGGTCAATAAATCTAGGACGCTTAAGTTCATCTGCTGGTTTATAAGCATTATGACCTCTCATGCCCTCAATGTTATCCCAAGGTATATTTTCAGGACTACCACTAGGAATGCCAATGTTAGGGTCTAGCCCATCTGCTTGCATGAGGATAGGTCTGTTCCCCTGAGAGTTGGCAGTCCTTCTAGGTTCAGCTTTTTTATAAGCCTCAAGAATAGCTTCAACCCCTTCAGTGCCATCTACAGCTATTTCGCTGTAGCTTGTAGGTTGGCTAAAGAATTTAGCTTTGCGAGTTAAGGCGTTAGCAAGTACAGGCTTGCCACTGCGCTGTAGATTACCAGCAGCCCTATTAGTTATCTGTGCAAGTAGATTCACATCAGATACTTCACCCTCTAACCTAAAAGGATTTGTAGCTATCCTTAAACCAGTCCGTTCTAATGGAATACCTAATTGTTCTGATGCAGTCCTAATAGCAGCAATGTTATCTGGTCTACGAAGGTATGGGTCTGTGTCAGTAGGCGGGTATATCTCACCCAACACCTTAGTTCTAACTACATCCTTACTAGGTTGCTGATAGACCTTCCTTAGTAACTCATTTGTAGGATGGTCGCCTTCACCTATCCGCAAGAACTGTGGTTGCTCACCTATAGTCCTTAGAGTAGGGTCAACCAATCTAGCTGGTAGTCCAGTGGGTATAGAGTTGCGATAGGTGTTAAGGAAGTAACGATACATAGGATTAGGTCGTTGTTAATAAACCTAATCCTATCACGGTCAATCAGCCCACTTAAAAGTTAAGTATTCTCCATTAACCTGAGAGCGTAGCGTCTGTGCTACACTGGTGCAACAGTATTGTAACAGAGGTAGATATGAGCAAGGGAAATCCTGCTATACGAATCCCAGAGCCACTTGTGCCTGTAGTGCGTTTGATTATTGATAAGTACAATGCCGAGGTTAAGACTACACAAGGCAAAGTAGCTGAAGATTTAATGTCTAGAGTCGAGGCTATGGACAATGGATAAAACTACTGTACAAGATGCGTTAACTCACTTGAGTGCGTTGGGTTTTGTTGAAGGGGATACGGTGCTTCTTAATTGCCTACCTATAGATGGTGGCAAAGGCAAGACATCTAGAAAGCTATCTTTTGTGTATCCTGATGTTGATTACCTAGGGATTAGTCAGCAAGAGGCTAAGCAACTCAATATATTTTATTGTCCTAACCGCGCTTATAAGGACAAAGATGTTACCCAAAGCTATGCCCTGTTCTATGAGCATGATGACATTTCTAAGGAAGAGTCTATGTCTATGTGGCAAAAGTATGGACTGCCAGAACCTACCATCCAAGTAGACACGGGTGGTAAATCTGTTCATTCCTACTATGTCCTATCTAAACCTGTAGACCCTGAACAATGGGTATTAGTTCAGACAATGCTAGTTAATGTACTTAAAGCTGATACAAAACTAGTTAACCCTGCTCGGCTAATGAGGCTAGCTGGTGGTGTCCACCCTAAGACGGGCTATGTATCTACCATTGCTAAACACACTGGCTATACCTACACACTAGACGAAATTGCTAAGCCGCTAGAACGGCACTACCAACCTATTACTCCTACAACTAAAACTAAGCCGTCTAAGGTCAAAACAACTAAGTCTGAGAGTGAGTTGTTAGATGAAGTTAGGTCAGCATTAATGGCTATTAACTCACCTCAGTACCTTGACGATGAGGATGGGTGGCACAAGGTGGGAATGGCTCTTAAAGCTACATCTGAATCACTCTTTGATGATTGGGTTAGATGGTCTGAGCAGTCACCTAAGTCTATTAGATGTAACTTTGCCTATAGATGGTCACAATGGCAAGGTGAAGGCTATCAAGGTGGCTATACCTACAAATCTATCTTTAGATGGGCTTATGACTGTGGCTGGCGCTCTACTAATGCTAAGTATCTACCTAGCTCTAGTGGTACATGGGATCATCTAGACAACGATCCTACTGAAGTTATTGACAACCCATTTAGCAATGCTGTCAACGCCTTAACTGAATGGGCTAAAGGCTCTATCAGATACAACAAGCTTCTCAATAGGCATGAGTTCAAAGGTGAGAAAAAGACTATTAACCAAATCATTGCCAAGGTTAGAACTCAGACTAATATTTCTATGCCTAGATGGGATGCACCTTTAATTGTTGACCATGTAGCCCTAGAGAATAGTTACAATCCTATTATTGAATACCTGCAGTCTTGCAAGGTTAAACAAGGGATTTCCCACACTAATATTGCTAGTAAATACTGGGGTGGGACTGAGCAAGAGGACGAGTATTTCTCTTTGTTTCTGAAGGCAGCTTGGATATACTCTATGTCTAGCTTCCACAGTGGAGTCGAGTCTGCACTTACTAAGAGCTGGCTATGTTTTTGGGATGAAATGGTTCTAGTTCTCAAGGCAGAAAACAGGGACAAAATCAACGAGTTCATTACTAAACCATGCGTTAATTACAATGTAATGTATGTATCGAGAGATGAACAAAAACCTACCCCATTTGTTATAGGTGGTACTACCACAGACTATCAGTTTCTTTCTGATACCTATTCACAGCGTAGATGGATGGTCTGCAAGATTCCAACTGGCACTAGAGTTAACATTCCTCAGCTAAGAATTGATGTTGATGCTATTTGGGCAAGCGCTTATCAAGAAGCATTAACCAACCCATCTCTAGGTTCTTTCGATAGACTAATTGCTACCACCACTAGGGATAATCAGCAGTACATTTGCCAGTCTGATTACTTTGAAGTGGTAAGAAATGCTGTTGAGACGTTCATGCATACTACGGGCTATGACTTTGTGTTCATCCCTGCTCTTAATGCTCAGATATGGCAAGGAAAAGCCATACCAAAAGGTTTCACGGCTGAAGTCAAGGCAATTCTGACTAACATGGGTTATTCTTCAAAGCCATGTAAATTAGCTGTTTATCGCGACAGACGTATATGGAGTAAGGATTAGAGCAAAATGGGTCGTTGGGTCGTTATATATTCTTTATTCTTTATATAAAAAGGGTCAAAACACAAAGTGAAACGAAAGCATATTTCACCCCTATCCTAAAAGGGTATAGACCCCCGACCCATCCGACCCAATCACCCTTAAACCCAAGCTCTGTGGTGGATAGACATGGGTCGTTTCTCTTAAAACAAAACGACCCATGTCCCATAAAACGACCCATTTAAGGAAGTAGCTTTTTCAAAGACTCGTAGCTGTCATGGATGGAATTAGCATCTACGACAACTGTAAAGTCAGTCCCCAAGCCTTCTCCAAGGTTTAAGACTAGCTTAGTAGGCCATTCGGCAAAGTCGATGGTAAATCTAGCTTGGCGAGATAAGACCAACAGAAAAGAGCCTTCTGACTCTGGACTATCGGCTGTACCCCATTCAGAAAAGCCTCTTGCTACCAAATAGCCAATCATTACGCGAACTTGTAGCCTTTGTTTCCAAGTTAAATTGCTTGTGTTAATCCAGTCGTAGTAGTAATCTGGTGCATCTGGCTCTTGGTCATTCATAAACTTCCCTCATTCTTTACTCCCCTTAGCGTAGCGTCCTGTAGAGAAGCCGCCCAAAATCCTCTTAACATTTACAAACCCCCGTAGGGTAGTAACATAAGTGTATCGTTAAGCCCCACACACCAATGAGCCGTCCACACTTACGCCGCCACTATGAACTCTTGTCTTTCCTACTCAACGCCGTACTACCCATCTTCATCGTGGTGGTACTCTTCCAACAACACATCGAAATGAGCCACCAAACCCAACAAATTGAAGACTTAAGGGCTGAACTTGCTACAATTAGGCTGAATACCAATGTCCAATCCAATCATGGCTCAGTCAACCCAACAAATACAGCCAATACCAGCAAATAGTCAGATATCTCAACCCGATCCTTTCTGGTCTGTGGTAGGACAGTACGGTGTTGGACTAGCAGCCTTACTCGCAATACTCAAAGCGTATGCTGACTACCAACTTAAGGCAGCCATGGAAGACCGTGCTTTAAAGCTAAGGGAAGGTCAGCAAGGGCTAGAGCTAGAAGGTCGTGTCTTTGGTAGTCTCCTTTCGCAACAAGAGTCATCGGTCAAGTCTACCGGCGAATTACTCAACACCTTCATCGCCAAAACTCTTAACCAAGCTGAGGTTAATAGCGAACAGACCTCTAGCCTAATCGAAACTATAGGTACTCTCACTGAGGCAATTAGGTTCCTAGGCGAAACACAACAAGCCCAGACCGCTATCCTCTACGAACTCAAAAAGTACTCCGAATCCCACAACAATGAACTCCTATCCCTAAGAGAACTAAAGGTCACTGTCATAGACTCAATCAACATAAACATAAACCTAACTAATCAGGTGTTAGCCGTACTAGAGAAACTTATGAACTCACTAGCCAACACAAACATTAACGGAGAGGGCTAGTTTATGGGGGTAGGAGGCAAGGTAACTCTAAATTCGGGTGGTAGTAAATTTATATTCAAAACTAAAGGCTTTAAGATGGCAAAACTCAACACTAAACTTTTCTGTACTTACTGTGGTCTTCCAGCGCAATGTTTAGACCATGTAATTCCTGTGTCACATACCGAAAAGAAGCGTAAACGTGATTACACAATGGGCAATGCTGTTGATGTAGTGCCAGCTTGTAATGACCTGAAATAAAAAAAACCTACAACATCGTGGTGATGCTATAGGTCTTTGTATCATCGGACTCGCTGATACTGGAATATCTCGCTTTTTCCCCAAATGTGGAAAAGCATAAACGCCTCCCCCCTTCTCCAGTGACTCGTTCTCCAAGGGGCTTGGTCAGCCTCTTCAACAGTTCTTGCAACGAAATCACAAGGCTCCACCAAGGCAAACGGAAGTCCCGTCAGCTCGGCAGCTTTTTGGGCTGCTTCCAGTAATTGGCTTTCGTCTACATAGGGATAGTCCCCATTTTCATCTGCCTCCCAGTGGGAGCCGACAAAGATTGCTCCTTCTAGGAGATAGTCACCCAAAAATGGGCTCCTTCTAAGAGCATCAGAGTGCTCACTCCCGGCTGCAATTGCAGCCGATTTAGCGGTTACTGGGGTAAACCAGTAACCCCCGTGCAGGGTAGCTTCGTCCAAAATCCTTCTCGCAAGAGCCTGGGCTTCAGAATCTACCGCCCAAGCGCAGTAGTCCTGCGCTTCACCTTTCCAGCCGCCATTGGGCTTTACAATGTATTGGTCTGTAACTACAATCTTTTTGGTTGGCAACATTTTTTTTGTATTCCTGATAA